GGGCGAAAAAGTAAGGAAGGAGCACGGACGGCGAAAGCCACGCGCAAGCGCTCTGCAACGTCCCACACGGGGCATGGACAGTCAACACAAAGCGATGCGAGCACAGCTATCCTCAATGGCTCCCAAAAGGGCCATTGCATATATCCTGTCTTTTGAGCTGCCCGACGACGAGGCGGCGTGTATCATCGAGTGCGATGTGCGCGGGAAAAGCTGCGTACAGGTGGCATTCGAGCGGCACATTTCGACAGATTCCGTCAAGAAATACCGAAGACGGGCATACAACAAAATCACGCAGGGAAGGGCCTTGCCGTAATGGTGAGGCCCTTACACTTTTCTTACACTTTACGGGCGCTTTTGAGCGTCCGTTTTTTTGTACCATATAAACAACAAAGGAGGTGCGGCGATGTACGACCGACTTTTAGCTTTGGGATTTACCGAGCAGATGGCAATGGACATTTTGACACTGTTTCCTGATTCTGATGAGCTGCGCACTTACGTCTATTTTGCGGAGCTTTTCCATGTATAGCTATTTCAACCCAAATCCAGCAGGGCGTAATGTGTCCGATTGCACTGTGCGCGCGATCTGCAAGGCGACCGGGAAGGACTGGGGCGAGGTCTATTTGTCGCTGTGCATACGAGGATACTTAGACGGCGATCTCCCCAATGCAAACGCCTGTTGGGGCGCATATCTGCGATCACTTGGGTATCGGCGCTATATCATGCCGGATACTTGCCCCGATTGCTACACGGTCGGTAGGTTTGCCGACGAGCACCCGCGCGGGACGTATATTCTCGCGCTCTCAGGACATGTGGTCTGCGTGCAAGATGGTGTGATTTACGATAGTTGGAACAGCGAGAACGAGATCCCGATTTATTACTGGGCAAAAGAAACGGAGGAATGAACATGGCATATCCCTATTTCAATCCCTATTATCCGCAGCCAATACCGGACAACCTCATGCAGATGCGGCAGATGCAGCAGCCACAGATGCAGCCCATGCAGCAGCCTATGTCGCAGCAAGTGCAACAGAACCCCATCGCGCAGAGCGGCGTGCAGTGGGTAAGCGGCGAGCAGGAGGCAAGAGGCTACCTGATCGCGCCCAACTCCGCCGTGGCGTTGTGGGATTCCACCGCTCCGACTGTGTACCTCAAGCAAGCAGACGCAAGCGGCAAGCCAACGCTCAAGATTTACGACCTCGTAGAACGCGCAGAAACGCCCCGTACAGCGCCGCAGGAAACGGGCGTGGAATTTGTCACCCGCAAGGAGTTCGACGCGCTGGCGGCACTTGTGGGCGAATTGAAGGGCAAAAAGAAGCGCAAGGAGGACGATGACGATGAATAATCCCTTTTTTGGTGCGCTCGGCGGCGGGAACGGCTTCATGCAGATGATGCAGCAGTTCCAGCAATTCAAGGCAAATTTTCATGGTGACCCCAAAGCGGAGGTCGAAAAGCTCTTGCAAAGCGGCAAACTCTCGCAGGCGCAGCTCAACCAGCTACAGCAGATGGCGAAGCAGTTTCAAAGCCTGATGCAGTAATTATCAACACAAATCAACATCGTGGCCACGATTTGATAAATTTTTTTAAGGAGTGATTTTATGTCTCTTTCCGACGGTGCTCCCATGATGACTATGCCGGTTGCGCCTACCAACAGCGGTGGCGGTTTCGGCTGGGGCGGTGACAGCGGTGTTTGGCTCATTGTGTTGTTCCTGATCTTTGCCGTGTGCGGAGGCTGGGGCAATAACGGTTGGGGAGGTGGCGGTGGCGCTATGGACAATTACGTCCTCGCCAGCGATTTTGCTACTCTCCAGCGCCAGATTGACAGCGCGGCGTCCACGATTGAGCGCAAGAGCGATATTACCCAGCAAGGCATCTGTGATGGCTTTTACGCCATGAATACCGGGATGCTCAACGGCTTTGCCGGGGTGACGCAGACCGTGACCAGCGGGTTCTCACAGGCGGAAGTTGCCCGGTGTAACCAGCAGATGGCGTTTATGCAGCAGTTTAGCGCCCTGCAGTCACAAATGGCCGGCTGCTGCTGCGATCTTCGCGAAGCGATTCAGGGGATCAACTACAACCTCGCCACACAGGGGAGCGAGACCCGCAACCTGATTCAGGGGAACACCCGTGACATCATTGATGCCATGAACTGCGGTTTCCGCAGCATTGAGCAGCGCCTTACCGCCCAGGAGATCGCGGCAAAGGACGCCAAGATTGCCGAGCAGAACCAGCGTCTTTTTGCCGCTGACCTCGCGGCCTCTCAGTCTGCTCAGACGCTTGATATGCGCAACTATGTTAGCGCACAGTTCGCGTATTACAATCCGCGTCCCGTTCCTTCGTTCAGCGTCCCTGCTCCGTACCAGTACACTGGATGTGGCAATCAGTACAGCTGCAACGGTTGCGGCTGCTGACAACTGCATAGCATAGCTTTTTGTTGATGATTTTGTTGACGTCAACAAAATGGTCGGCCCCGTGCCGATACTACAACAACGCGGCGGGGCAATAGCTCCGCCGCTGTATTTTAACCGGGTCGAAATCGACCCCTTTAGAAAGG